AGTAAGTATATTACGTATACAGAATATCATAGATCACATAAACCAAAAACCCAAATATAATGTTACACGAATGTAATTTAAATTGTCACACTATAGATCCCACTAAGATGAGTGATCTAGGATTGGAAGATGGTGGTAAGTGGATGCCTTTCATATTTGACATGGAAATGGTGGAAGCTGCTAAGCTTACATCAGATGAAGAGGATATGTCTACATATGGATGTACCACTATATTCACTAAACATGGGGAAGCTTATATTATAGACACTCCTTGTAAAGAGTTCTTTTCTTTACTTAAAAGTTATTATGATGACATTACAGATGCTAACCTAGACGACTTAAACTTATAATATGCTTAAGAAGAAAATAAAAAAAAAGTTATTAAAGAAGATTAAGAAAGCTATATGCAAGTCTATTAAAAAAGGAATAGAAAATATGGGTCATCCTATTGCTAAAAGAAACGGTATTATATAACAATTAAAATAAACCAACACTATGTCAGAACAAGAACAAATTACGGACAAGGCTAAAGGTCCAAGTAAAGAAGAAGTGATTATCTTCTTAAAAGAACAAATGGAAGTTAAAGAAGCACAGCTTAAACTTCAAGAGCTTAACACTAAGCTAGCTGTAGGTAGAGCAGAAGAACTTAAGGCTCTTCAGTTCATTGCACAGATGACTAACCCCCAGCCACCAGCTGATGCTGTGAAGCACAACCTTACACAGCAAGATATGGATGAGAATCCAGAACTTGTTGACCAAGGATTTAGTGTAGGGGATGAAGTGTTAATTCCTAAAGAACAAGCAGCTAAACAAAGATCATTAAAGAAGAAGTAGAAATGACAACCCCTTTATATAAGTTAAGAGACTATAAAGAAACTTTTAAGTTTGAGAGAGAACATCCTAAAGAATTACGTTGGGATGATAAGTATAAACTGTACATGTTACAAGAGAATGATAACTGTCAAGGCATATGGCTTAAAGATAAAACAGAAATTATAGGAGAAATAATTATATCATGGGAGTCTAGTAATGTAGTTTATATAGATAGTTTTACTGTATCTTCAACCCATAGAGGACAAGGACATGGACACGATCTAATAAAGCTGGGCATAAATTGGGCTACAGAATCAGGATATAAATATATTACAGGGGAAGCACGTAAAGGTGCAAGCTGGAAAATATTTGAAAACTTTGGTGCCACCCAGATTCTTACATACAAAGACTGGGGTGGTACAAAAGAAGAATATATAAGCTTTAAAATAGAATTATAATGGCAATAGTAAATCAAGTGGATAAGAGAGTGAGAATGGATAAATGGGGTATAGTAAAATACCAAATCCTTACACACTGCTATCTAAATAAAATATCTGTAAGTGAAGCAGACTTAAATTGTCTTACATATCTTGCTCTTGAAGGAGACCAAGAACTAACAAACTTTTGTGTAAAGGCTCACGTTAAAGATATTTTTTCTTCTATACAGAGTGTACGTAACTGTCTTACTAAAGCTGAAAAGAAAAACCTTATTAAGAAAGAAGGTAAAAACAAGAAAAGAATTTTTATTAATCCAGAATTAAAAGTATTTTCTAAAGGAAGTATTCTTCTTGACTTTAAATTTTTAAGTGTTGAACCCAAAGAAAGCTAAAGAGTTTATACCAGATGTTGTGAAAGAATTATCTTTACCACAGTCTTTTGTGGAAGATGTCATTTCCTACTATTGGCAAGAAGTGAGAAAGTCTTTGACATCACTAAAACATAATAGAATTCATGTTACAAATCTTGGAGATTTTGTAACAAAACATTGGAAGATAGATGATAAAATAGAACGACTAGAAAAGTGGGAAGAGAACAATAAACAAAAAGGACTACAACAAATCACTGCTAGATTTAAAACAGCTGAAACATTGTTTGATCTTAAGAATATTAAAAAGATTGTAAACGAAGAAAAACAACGTAAAGATTTTATTAAATTGCATAAGAATGAGTCTAAGAGAAAACATAATAAAGATTTGGAAAAGTAAAGGACAAATACTAGAAGGCATCACTAATAGTATATTTAAAAAAGAAGATGTAGAAGAAGTGGCTGCAGAAAGAATGATTATATGTTCTCAGTGTGATCTTTATACAGAAGATGATGCAGGATGTATGGTGGCAGGAACAACCCCTTGTTGTAATCAACTTAAAGGAGGATGTGGATGTTCATTAAAATTTAAAATAAGAAGCTTGTCTTCTGATTGTCCTCTTGGTAAATGGAAAGCTGTTCTTACACAAGAAGAGGAAGATAAATTAAACCAAAAATTAGGACTATGAGTGGATTAAAATTTACACCCCATAATCACAAGTATACAAGTGAGGATGGTATAGATTGGTTAAGTGTTACTAGTTTGATATCACAATTTAAACAACCATTTGATGCTGATAAGATAGCAGTTAAAACATCTAAAAGCAAGAAGAGCAAATGGTACGGCATGACACCAGAAGATATTAAAGAAGCTTGGAAGAATGAAGCTAAAAGAGCAACAGACTTAGGTACATGGTATCATAACCAACGTGAATCTGATATATGTGGTATAGAAAATATGGAAAGACATGGTGTTACAATTCCAGTGTTTAAACCTATAGAGGTGGATGGTATTAAACATTCTCCAGAACAAAAACTTGCTAACGGTATTTATCCAGAACACTTAGTATATCTTAAGTCTGCCGGCATATGTGGTCAATCTGATTTAGTAGAAGTGGTAGATGGCACTGTACACATAACAGATTATAAAACCAATAAAGAAATTAAAGTTGAAGGATTTACTAATTGGGAAGGCATATCTCAAAAAATGTCTGCTCCTGTGGCTCATCTTGATGACTGCCACCTTAATCACTATGCTCTTCAGCTTAGTATGTATCTTTTTATTATTCTTAAACACAATCCTAAGCTTAAGCCTGGTACTCTTACAATTCATCACATATTGTTTGAAGAAGCAGGACGGGATAGGTTTGACAATCCTATATGTGCTCGTGATACTAATGGTGATCCTATTGTCACTGATGTAGTACAATATGATCTACCTTATTTAAAACAAGAAGCTATAAGTGTAATACATTGGTTAGAAGATAATAGACATAAACTAAAAGCTAAATCATAATGAATTTATTTAAAAAATTCTTAGCTAAAAAAGAAGAAAAAGAAAGTATAGAAAAGTTTCTATGTACTCTTACAGATCCTCAGCCTTGTAAAAAAATATCATGGATGGGATTTTTTAAATCATTTAAACAAGATACTAAAGAAAATAGAATACTACAAATAGATCATGATTATACTGTAGATGATTATGTTAAAAGTATAAACAAGGAATATCCTTTTGTTGATGCAATAAATAATAACTTTAAAGAGTTGGTAAATAAACCTGAATATAAAAACACTGTAAAAGTAAAATATGGAACAGAAAAAAAAGGTTTTAAAGAATGAGATTAAGTATAATATCACTCTTAATGATGAACAGAAAGAAGCTAAAAGACTTGTCCTTGAGAATCAAGTTGTGATCATCACTGGTAGGGCTGGTTGTGGTAAGAGTCTTGTAAGTGCACAATGTGCTCTTGACTTTTTATTTAAAAAAGAGTGTGATAAGATATTAGTCACTAGAGCTGCTGTAGAAGTGGGTCATTCATTAGGTTTTCTACCTGGTTCTCTTAATGAAAAGTTTGATCCCTATCTAGAAGCATTTCAAGAAAACTTAATTAAGTGTTATAATAAATTAAAAATAGAAGAACTTATTAAAGATGAAAAAGTTAATGCACTACCTGTACAATTTATACGTGGCAAAACTGTTGATGATGTACTTGTGGTGGAAGAAGCCCAAAATTTGACTAAGGCAGAAATGCTTGCAATTCTTACAAGGCTTGGGAAGAATGGTAGGATTATAATTAATGGTGATCTTGAACAGACAGACATTAGGAATGCTGGAGACAATGGACTTAGATATGTTATAGAACTTTCTAAGAAGATTTCAGAAATTAAATATATTAAACTTAAACATAACCACAGATCTGATCTTGTAGGTAAAATATTAGAATATGAATACTCAGGAAAATAAAATTCCTCTTTTAGAAGAGGTGTTAGACCAATTTGAAAATGGAGATTTAGTTCCAGAAAATGAAGCTAGAAAAGTTTATTTAACACAACAACATCAAGCTAAAGGAACTATTACATGGATACATGATCATGAACTTAGAGGACATTCTCTTCTTAGAAAAATGGGTAAGAGTGCCAATAGAGATTTATTAAGGCAAACAAAAGAAAAACTATGATTACTCAAACAATACATGAAATACATAATCCATTTGATGCTTATGCAAAAGAACTTGGAGATTGTCTTGTAATGTTTATGATTGGAGGAAGTGTTACATCCAATCCTCAGTTTGTTGTACGTATATATCATTCAGGACTTATACGTACTGTAGATCAAAATGATTTAATAGTGTATGGTAATCCTACAACAGGAGAAAACCTCACCCCACCAATTCCAGAAGATTGGAAACCAAAAAAAAGTAAATGGTCCAAAGGGGCTAAATTTAATATGGATTTTTTAAAAGGAGATAAACAATGATAAGATTATTTGATATAAGTAATAAAAAAGTAATTCCTACAGAACATTGCTACACTCTTAAGTTTCTTAAGGATATTATGGATGCCTACCCTGATGATCATCTTACTATATATGCCTACTTATTTTACATGACTTGCCCCAATCCAGATTTAAATCCATTCTTTGATATACCAGAAACAGATAAAGAAAGTATTATACTAAATGAAATAGATGCTGATTTTAGTTTAGATGATGAGTTAATTGCAAATGGATTGAAGAGATGTGAACAAATGTATCAAACTCCTACATATAGAGCATATCAAGGTATTAAAATATTCTTAGATAATATGGCTAGGAGTATGGCAACAGAAGCATTAACATTTGGTAGAGATGGATCAAGTCCAGCTCTTCTTAGAATGGCTGAAAAGTATGATGGTGTACGTCAGTCTTTTAAAGGAGTGTATAAAGATTTAATGGAAGAACAACAATCATCTGTACGTGGTGGACAAAATTTAGCTTACGATCAATAAATTTAAAATACTATGACACATTTAGAAAAAGCATTATTTAAATATAATGTAGAACTCTATCCAGAAATTCCAACAGGATATATTCAACTGGAAAACATTGAAGAAGATAGTGTAGATTCTCCAATGGTTAAATTTACTATTCAATCTTCTCCTGTTAAATCTGTAGGAGTGAATGGTGTACAAGCTTTAGATATTATTAAATATGCAAAGTGTTTATTTGAAAGTTTAAATTCAGACTTTCCTTGTAAAGAAAATGAACAAACTATTATTAAACTTCAAGAAGCTATTAATTGGCAGGAAGCTAGAACAAGAGATAGACAAAGAAGAGATGTAGAAGGATTTAATCTTGCTTAATTATTTTTATATGATTGAAAAATATAACAGTGTGCATCTTTCTAAAAAAGAAATGAAACCTTTAGAAGAGCTGGCTTTAAAAATTGAAGAGGCAAAAAAATCAGAATCAGGATATACTAATGATGGAGAAGGTATTTACTTTAGACATATTTATGGACTTTATGCTGAACGAGCAGTGGAGAAAATGTTTAATATAAACTTTATAGACTATTCAGTGGGTGATTCTTCTAACTATGATCATGGAGATTTAACAAATGCAGGATGCCCACATGTAGGAGTTAAAGCACTTCTTATAAATAAGAATGAAGACAAATATCACAAAGTATCAAGGGCAGCAATCAAATGTGAAATACTTGTATTTGTAGAAAAGAATGATGATGGTGAAATGACTTGTTACATTCCTGGAATATATACACCAGATGTATTAAGAAACTTTAGTACAAGAGATGGTGTTGATGAAAACATAACGGCTACCAAAGGAAACTTTTATGGTATTTCTGAATATAAAAAAATAGCTAACTATAACCATATAAAATATTATAACGATGCAGTTCCTAACTGGCTTAAAAAAAACAATATTAAAACTAAAACCTATGCCTAAACAAGAAGTATATCAAGATGTAGAACCATTGTATAACCAAGATTTAAATTATTTAAATGATTGGATATTTCATTTTAACTCTTTTACAGGAAACTGGGCAGCTGTTCCACGTGAAACATATAATGAATATTGGAATGATTACAAACATTCAAGTGTTATTAGAAGTAAAAACATTAGTACATTATTAGAGTTATTACATAAATCTAAAGGTAACATTGATAAAATAGAACATATTATAAACGGAGAAGGTGCAGAATAACTATATATCCATACCTACTTATAAAAATGGACAATGGTCTACCACTGAATTTGTCACTAGAGATGATTTCAAAAACTTTTTATTACCGTTATTTAAAGAACCTGGGCAATATAATTTTGATGATGCAAGTTTAACATTTAATGTTGAAGGACGTAAGTTTCAAAAACAAGGATATTATTGTTCGGCACCTATAAAAACTAAAGACTTTATCCATTATTGGAATGACCAAAAACACAAGTGTCGTGTAGGTATTATTGTACATAGTGATACAGACACTTGGTATCTATCTAGGGATTATTACATGTGGCTTAACTTCCTACCCATTTATGACAAAGAAGAAAAACGTTTTGATTTTGCTAAGGTAAGAGATGCTCAGTATCATATGGCTTTATATGAGATATTAGGAGAGATGCATTACAAACATGCCATTATTCTTAAAAAACGTCAGATAGCTTCCTCCTATTTTCATATGGCTAAACTCATTAATCAGTATTGGTTTGAAGAGGGTGCTGTGTTAAAGATAGGAGCTAGTTTAAAAGATTATATAAATGAAAAAGGTTCTTGGAAGTTTTTAAATGAATATAAGAACTTCTTAAATGAACACACTGCTTGGTATAGACCATCAGAACCAGATAAGGTGGGAGCATGGCAACAGCAGATTAAAGTGAGAATTAATAATCGTGATACTTACAGAGGAAATAAATCAACTATAAATTCTTATTCATTTGAAAAAGATCCAACTAATGGTGTCGGTGGCCCTGTAACTTATTTCTTTCATGAGGAGGGTGGTATTGCTCCTAAGATGGATGATACATATGGCTTCATGAAACCAGCCCTTAAATCAGGCCATATCATCACAGGACAGTTTATAGCTGCTGGATCTGTGGGTGATCTTGATCAATGTGAACCTCTTAAAGAATATATACTTCACCCAGAAGAAAATGGTTTTTATGGTGTAGCTTCTAATCTTATAGATAAAGATGGTACATTAGGAATCACTGGTTTATTTATACCAGAGCAATGGTCAATGCCTCCATATATAGATGGATATGGTAATTCTAAAGTGGAGGAAGCTCTTGCTGCATTAGATGCAGAGTTTGAAAAGTCTAAGAAAAATATGGACCCGGCTGCTTATCAGCTTACAATATCTCAGCATCCACGTACTATAGAAGAAGCTTTTGCTACTAGAAAAGTTAGTATATTTCCTCCTCATTTAGTATCTAAACAGATGCAAAAGATAGCTGATAAACAATATCCAATAGAATATTTAGAACTTTCTAGAGATGCAGAAGGTAAGATTATAGATAAACCTTCTAGGAAAACTCCTATAATGGAATTTCCCATATCTAAGAAGACAGAAGATAAAGAGGGAGTGATATGTATTTATGAACGTCCTTGTAAAAATCCAACATTCGGCATGTACTATGCTTCTGTGGATCCTGTAGGAGAAGGTAAGACAACTACATCAGAATCATTATGTTCTATATATGTCTATAAAAATCCAGTGGAAGTTATTACAGATGATGGAGGAGGAAGAATTACATCAGTTTTAGAAAGAGATAAAATAGTGGCTTCTTGGTGTGGAAGATTTGATGATCTTAAAAAAACCCATGAACGTCTAGAAATACTAATAGAATGGTATAATGCCTGGACATTAGTGGAGAATAACGTAGCTTTGTTTATACAGTATATGATGTCTAGAAAAAAACAAAGATACTTGGTTCCTAAAGATATGATATTGTTCTTAAAAGATATAGGAGCTAATCGTAATGTATTCCAAGAGTATGGTTGGAAGAACGTAGGAACATTGTTTAAAGGTAATATTCTAAGTTATGGTATAGAGTTTTTATTAGAGGAATTAGATACAGAAACAGAAACTGATGGAACAATAACTAAAATAATATATGGAGTGGAAAGAATACCAGATATTATGTTACTTAGAGAAATGCAAGCATACAGAGATGGACTAAACGTGGATAGACTTGTAGCATTCTGTTCTCTTGTAGCTTTTGCTAGGGTGCAGCAATCTAACAGAGGTATATCTAAACGTGTAGAAGTTACAAACAAAAACTTGGATAACTCACAAAAATTTAGTAAATTAAATTATAGTCCCTTTAGGCATATTGGAAATAATAAAGGAGGGTCTATGATGAAACCTTCACGTAGTGCTTTCAGAAATATAAAATAAATAATATGGAAACAACAGTTACAATTTCAGACTTAAATGCTGGAACTTTTATTTTTACAAATACAACGGGGCCCACTGATGTTACATATATTGTAACTGAAAATGTTACACTAACTAATTTATAATCATGCAAATATATAATGCCTTACAGGTAAAGAAGGGAGCTAAAGTTGAGTACAATAAAATGGGTACTCTGGTTCAACCTTTTCAGTTTGTTTCTGAAAAAGAAAAGGATGATCAGTGGAGAGGTTGGAACCTTGACTGGTTAGAGTTTCAAGGTATGAAACAACTTAGACGTAATGCTAGACGTTTGATGAAAAATTATAAGTTGGCTAAAGGTATTATAGACAAACAAGATTATATAGTGGAGGAGGATAATGAGATGGCAGATCTTATAGACACTCTTACTAAAGAAGATGTATCAGCATTTGAGCTTAAGTTCTATCCTATCATTCCCAATGTAATTAATGTTCTCACTAATGAATTCTCTAAAAGGAGTTCAAGAATAATGTTTAGAGCAATAGATGATATTTCATATAATGAAATGTTAGAAGTTAAAAGACAAATGATTGAGGATGTTTTGTTAGCAGAAGCTCAACAAAAACAAATGATGAAGATAATGCAAATGGGGTTGGAGCCTGATAGTGAAGAAGCTCAACAAGAATTATCTCCTGAAAAACTTAAATCTCTTCCAGAAATAGAACAGTTCTTCAAAAAAGATTATAGATCAATGATTGAAGAATGGGCCACTCATCAGATGAATGTGGATGAAGAAAGATTTAAATTACAAGAATTAGAAGAAAGAGCTTTTCGTGATATGCTTATTACAGATAGAGAGTTCTGGCATTTTAATATGATGGAGGATGATTATGAGTTAGAATTATGGAATCCCCTACTTACATTTTATCACAAATCTCCAGATGTACGTTACATATCCCAGGGTAACTGGGTGGGTAAAATGGATATGATGTCTATATCAGACGTTGTAGACAAGTATGGTTGGATGATGAATGAAGATCAATTAGAAGCTTTGGAAGCTATATATCCTGCCCGTTCAGCTGGGTATGCCATACAGGGATATCAAAATGACGGAACTTATTATGACCCAACTAGATCTCACGAGTGGAATACTCAAATGCCTTCTTTGGCTTATAGACAATTTACTAGTTTGTATGATGCCGGATCTCAATTTGGAGATATTGTACAATGGATATTATCAGACTCTGAAGATCTCCAAGACTTTGGTAAGTCATACATGTTACGTGTCTCTACAATCTATTGGAAGAGTCAAAGAAAGGTGGGTCACCTTACTAAAATAACATCAGAAGGAGAAATTATACAAGATATTATATCTGAAGAATATAAAGTGACTGATAAACCAGAATACGACACTTCAGTGTATAAACAAAAAACTAAAGATAACGTAGTATTTGGAGAACATATAGATTGGATATGGATTAATGAAGTGTGGGGTGGTGTAAAGATTGGTCCTAATAGACCGGCTTTCTGGGGTATGAATAATCCAGGTGGTATCAATCCTATATATCTTGGGCTTAATGGAGGTAAACCAGGTAGAGTGCCTTTTCAATTTAAAGGGGATTCTACATTGTATGGTTGTAAGCTTCCTGTAGAAGGAGCTGTATTTGGAGATAGAAATACTAGATCAGTGAGTCTTGTAGATTTAATGAAGCCATTTCAGATTGGATATAACATTGTAAACAACCAGATAGCTGATATATTAGTAGATGAGCTTGGTACAGTTATTATGTTAGATCAGAATGCTCTACCACGTCACTCATTGGGAGAAGACTGGGGAAAGAACAATTTGTCTAAGGCATATGTGGCAATGAAGAACTTTCAAATGTTACCATTGGATACGTCTATCACTAACACTGAGAATGCTCTTAACTTTCAACATTATCAAGTGTTAAATCTAGAACAAACTAACCGTTTGCTTTCTAGGATTAATCTTGCTAAGTATTTTAAACAAGAAGCATTTGCTGTTATAGGATTGAATGATCAACGTATGGGTATGCAGATTGCTCAGCAACAAACAGCAACGGCTGTAGAACAGGCTCAAAATGCTTCCTATGCACAGACAGAACAATACTTCATACAACATAGTGATAACTTGATGCCTCGTGTACACGGGATGAGAACTGACTTAGCACAGTATTATCATTCTAAGAAACCTAGTGTACGTTTACAATACATTACAGGAACTGATGAAAAGGTTAATTTCCAAATGAATGGTACAGATCTTTTAATGAGGGATCTTAATATATTTTGTACCACTAAGACTAATTCTCGTTCTGTAATGGAACAACTTAAACAATTGGCTATTAATAATAATACCACTGGAGCATCTGTTTATGATCTTGGTAATATCATTAAATCTGAATCTATAGGTGAATTAACTGGTGTTCTTAAATCTGCTGAAGAAAAAGTTAATGCTCAGAAACAACAAGAGCAACAGCATCAACAACAAATGCAACAAGAACAGTTACAAGCTCAAGAGAAACAACTTCAAATGGCTCAACAGTTTAAAGCTGAGGAGTCTGCTAAAGATAGACAAGCTAGAATTACTGAAGCTGAAATTAGATCAGCTGGTATGGGATCTATGGTTGATATTAATCAAAATCAACAAAATGATTATATGGATGCCATGGCTGGTATTAAAAAAGAACAGAACTATCAAGAAACTATGAATTTCAAACGTGAGCAAGAAGTAAATAAGAACATGCAAACGAGTGATAAGCATAGTATTGATAGAGAAAAGTTACAAACTCAAAAGGAAATAGCTGAGAAACAACTTGAAATTGCACGTACTAATAAAAACAAGTATGATGTAAAAGATAAATCTGAAAAGAAGAAATAAAAATTATAGCTCTATAATCCATACATCGGGTATCGTTTTTAAATATTCTGTAAATTTTTAGAGTTTAAGTTGTATATTAATAATGTAGACATACACATAAAAAACCAAACAAATATGGCTGATATTCAAACAAATGTACAGACTTCTGTACAACAAGTAGATTTAGATTTAGATAGTTTATTCGATGGGGCACCTGGTGCAGACAGTATTGTCACTCAAAGTGGTGAACCTACAGAGATTAAACCAAACATGTTTAGTAAAAAACAAGTGGATTTAACTTTTTTAGATAAAGAAGATGAAACTGATGATACTAAAACATTTAACTCTACTAATAATGAAAAAAGTAATAAACCATCTGCTGAAGCAAAAGCTGAATTAAAAAGTATTCTTGATGAAGATGTTATTGATTCCTCTTCTTTAGAAGAAGATACTAAGTCAAAAGCAGGAAGACCTAAAACAGAAAAGTCTGGGTTGATTGAATTTTTAAAGAAGAGAATTGAAAGTAATGAAATGTTTGCTTTTGATGACTATGATGAAAAGAAACAATCTCTTGATGAATACTTAGG